TCTGTCTTATCCTTTTCCTTTTTTTTGCTGAGATAAATGATCGTAGACGCGGCATATTTGAGACCACTGCCGCCTCCCATTTCTTTAGTTGGGATATAAGATCCGATGACATCGTACGTATGATTAGTTACTATAAGGGGAATGTTTGCTTGACCAAGTTTTAAGGTAAGCATACGGAACGCACCTTTAACAAGTTGTGATTTGGTCATGTCACGGACTTGCTTATCATTCAATGCATCAGTAATCTCTTTCTCTGTTGAAAGCATACCTAGAGAATCCAATACAAACATACAAGGTTTGCGATTTTCTTCTTCTGTCTTCAAGTATATATCAACTGCACGAAGTGCCTTACTTCGAAACTCTTCTATGGTAACGACATTGACAACAACAAGTCTGCTTTGATCAATTCCACGAGATGTAAGTAATCCCTTGGTGATTGCTGCTTCAGTATCAAAATAGAGGCAATACCCATCAGGGTTAGTGTCCAGAAAGTTCTTGACAATAGCAAGGGAAAAATAAGTCTTTCCAGTAGAGGTCTCACCAGCGATGGCAGTAATCTTATTAGTAGAAACGCCACCATAAACGGAACCGCTAACAACTGCATTGAAGATATAACTTCCTGTATCAATGTATCTTTCTGTTTCATCTATATCTGCTGCGATTTGGGTGTACTCATCACCAATTTCTTTGACTATCTCTTTTAAAAAATCCATTATGTAAAAAATAATTCAAGGTTTACAGTTTTTTCGACATTCCAACCGATTGCATCTAATATTGTTTTAAGTGGTTCTACGAAACTCTTCTCAAATTGTAGATCATAATCTATGTATTTGTCAAGTCCAAGTTCGTGTGGAAAGTCTTGTATGAATGATAAAACATTCTCTTGTATCAGATTTGGTTTCTTTAAATATAGAAACTTAATCTTTTCACCATTTGCAATGAGTGAATATTTATTAGTCAACTTCTTTTGTTTGATATAATGGTTGAATAATAATGCACCCCGACAATGTATAGGTGTGCCTTTACCATAGATGGTTGTATAGTTATAGTATTTTTTTACATCTGATACAGTTCTTGGAAAGGCAATCTCTTCCGGAGGAAGTGATTTGAATTTAGTTCTTGATTCATCTATAAAATCAATTACTTCTTCTTCAGTTCCATTCATCATGAGTTTGAGTGCATCACGAATCATAGTGCGACATGGTGCAGGAGTTGAAGATTTGACTGCTTCAATACCCATAATCTTTAACTTCGGTTCTTCATACCTTACACCTTCACTATCCCATACATTTAAGATGTATCTTTTCTTGGCAGTCCATATGCCACGATCTGCGATGTTCTCACGTTTCATGAACATCTTCTGGTCATAAGCATTTACATACGTGGCCAGCGTCTCATAAGAACTCTCAATATACTTTTCAAATTCCATCTCACAGATCTTATTAAGGAACGTGACAACGCTTTCATTAGTTTTCTCTCTCCCCTTGTATATGACCTCCACCAGAGGACCAAGATTAAGATAGATGGAATCAGTATCTGAAGCAATAACATAATCAACATCCTCCGTTTTTAATATTTTGTTGATGAATTTATTCATTTTATTTTCAATCCATCGGATTGATACCTGACCCGATAGAGTGATTGCTTCCGCATTTGCTAATTTGTAATAACGAAAGTACTGATTGCCGATAGCACCATAAGCACTATTAAGTTGTATCTTCCTCGCCATCTGAATGTTGTTGCACCTTGCAATTTCTTTTTCCAACTTCTTTGTCTTCTTCTTCTCATATTGTTGCTTTGCCTCTAACATCTTCTTTTTATATATGGTTCGATCTTTATAAATCTTTTCCATAAGTTCTGGTAAAAATCCACGAACATCTTTTCGATACATTGCACCATTTGCACAGACAGCAGTATCTTTATACATTTCAAATGTAATGTCTTCATTCAGAATTTTATCAACTGTAACTGATGGATGCCTTTGATCAATCAATGTTTCTGGGGAAATATTATATTGCATAATCAAATGCGGATACAGAGAGTTCAAGTCAAATGAAACCACCCAGTCATACTTACCAGGTATTGGTTCTTTCACATAGGCACCCGCATATTTTTCTGATTTACTTGATCTCTCCTTTGGAGGAATGACAATATTTCTCTTCTTCAAATAGTTGTAGATTATAGTATCCCACATACGAACCTGTGAGAATACATCTGCATAGTTTGCCTTTGCGTCATATGCCATCACAATCGCAAGTTCAATCAACTTCATCTTATCTTCAAGACGGTCAACCAGTTCTACGTCAATGATGTTATATTCGACAAACTTCTGCCAACCCTGTGTATAGAAATCTTTGAATGTATCAAACTCACTGTGGTCTAACTTCTTTTGTCCAAGTTCGACATTTGCAATATGATCCAAACGATATGACTCTTGTGCCTTGTAAGTAAACTTCTTATACAAATTAAGATAATCAAGTTGTGTAATGCCGCCAACATCATATGCAATATGTTTACGACCTGCAATGTAAATCTCATCTTCAGTTACAAGACCCCAAGGAGATAATCTCTTTTTAAGTTTCTCACCAAGAACACGATCAAGTCTACGTGCCAGATATGGAATATCATATAACTCTGTGTTCCATCCTGTGATAACTTCTGGTGTATTTTCTTCAACCATCCACCAGTTGATAAAGGCACTTAGAAGTTCATACTCTGAATTGAATGACTTGTAAATGACATTATCTTGTTTGTTATTGAAAGGTCCTTGACCCCAAGTACGAATCTGTTTTGTATTATAATCCTGTATTGAGATGAGCAGTATCTCTTCCGCTGCAGATTCTACATCAGGAAAACCATTTTCAGACTTTACCTCAATATCTAACGTTGTAATTTTAATCTTACTTACATCAAATCTTATCTCTTCCTCTGGATACTTCTCAGAAATGTATTGATAGATATAACGATCATTGCCATAGATTTTAAAGTTCTCTACTTCATCATACTTACGAATAAATTCACGACACTCTCTAACTGTGCCAGGATCAACTGACTCAACATATTCACCCTCTAATGTTTTGTACTTTGTTTTTCTTTTTGATGGAACAAAAAGGGTTGGATAAAACTTCTCACGAGTCATGAAATGTTTACCATCTTCATAACCACGAACTAAAAAGTTGTCTCCAACCATTTGGACATTAGTATAAAATCTCATTTACCTTTGATAAGATCCTCATATTTTTCAAGAATATCAGCAGTTGGATCTGCAATTGTTAATATCTTATCAGAAGATATCATAAATTCTTTGATTCTTGTAAAACTTTGTAACCAAGGTGTCATAAGAACCTGACCTTCCTCTACAGTAATTTTTTCTTCAGTGGTTTTTAAAATTACAGGATTAGTAAGTTTACAATCTGGTTCTCCAACCTCTGCTCCAACTTCTTCAATCTCACTCACTAAGACTTTGTTGTTCATCAATACGATTATCTTGATTTGACTCATTTATTTTTTCCTCATAAATTTTTTTAACCTCTTCAATTGGTTCAACTATTGTGATAACCCAATCAGATCGAACAGGAATTTTAGTGTCTGATGTAATAAGTATCCAAGGAATCAATGATAACTTCAACTTATTTGTTTGGTTCTCTTCGGTTAGAACCTCAGGTTCCAAGTAGGTTATAACATTTGGATTTTGAAATAGATATCCACAAATATTATCATTCGATATCAATTCCTTGATATCTGCAATCACAGATTCACCTGATTTTAATAATGCAACTTTAATAGACATAACAATATTAATAAGATGGTAGATTCCTATCGCCGCTAATCCTGAACCTACCAAAGGGGATCACCGCAGTCAGTATTTCTCTGACAAATATATTATAACACAACTTTTCCAATTGTCCAACTTTTATATCCAAAAGCATTTATTGTATCGTGAGCAATCTCTTCACTGTCCTTTGGAATTACAATACAATATCCAATTCCAAGATTGAATACCTTCTTCATTTCTTCATGTGATATCTCACCTGCATCCATAATGTCATGAAAGATATTTGGATATACCCAATTGTCGTAATCAATCTGTGGTTTCAATCCCTTAGGTAAACATCTTGGTAAGTTCTCTACAATTCCACCACCTGTAATATGTGCCATACCAAGAACAGGTACTTCATTTAAAAGTTCTTGAACCAAAGAAGTATAGATACGAGTTGGTGTTAAATATTCTTCTGTGATTTTAAGTTTTCCCTCTCTTGCCAGATGATTTACAATGCTATAACCATTACTATGAATACCACTACTTTCAATTCCAATTATAATATCATCCTCTCTTATAAGTGAACCATCTACTATGTCATTTTGTTCAATGATACCTGTGGCAAATCCTGCGAGGTCAATGTCAAATGTCATTGGATGTTCAGCAGTCTCACCACCAATTAGTTCAACATCTGCCAGTCTACATCCTTCAATAATGCCAGTCATAATGTCATCTACAACTGGATTGATTGTATTCAGAGAAATGTAATCTAAGAAATATAATGGTTTCGCACCACAGGTAATAATATCATTGACACACATTGCGACAAGATCTATACCAATAGTTTTATAGTTTCTGAGACGACTACATATACAAATTTTTGTGCCAACTCCATCGGCACCAGAAACTAAAATAGGTTCCTCATATCCACGAGGAACCTTGAACATACCACCGAATCCACCGATAGTAGGTACTTTTAATTTTAGTCTATCAACGAAAGCATTACCAGCTTCAATATCAACACCTGATGTTTTATAGGTAGTCTTTTCTTGCATGATGATCTGGTACTATTTTACCCAACTTAACGGTAAGTAATCCATCTTTAAACAAAACCTCTCTGACTTCAATATCTTCTGATAATGACCAGGTTCTGTTGAAAGATCTTTGAGCCAGTCCTTGATGGACATACTGGGATGATGCCTCTTTATGATTCTCTTTGTTTCCCTCAACTGTAAGTTTTCCATATTCAGTATAAACATTAATTTCATCTTTTGTAAATCCTGCTAATGCTATTTCAAGCACAGATTCAACATTATTTACATGAATTAAGTTATAAGGTGGATAGTTTGTTGTGGTTTCAAAAGAATTAAAAAAGCGGTCGAGGTAATCATCCATACCTATACCGTTCTTCGAAATTATTTTCATCAACTCTGGTAAGTTTGCAGAGTGATATCTTTGTAGTGAGTTCATAGTTCTCCTTAGTAAGCGAGTGTTAGTTTTTGTCCCCGAAGGCGACACTACTAATTATACATACAACCCTCTTAACTTGAATTCGGAAAACTCTTCTAACTGTGTTCGGGTATCTTCCCAATCTTTCACATGATGTGGATAACCGCCAAAATCTTTGAGTGCTTTTGCTAAAGGATAATCATTTTGACCCTCTAACATCATGTCACCATAGAAATGTATTATGTCTTTCGAATCAAAATCCCGTAGTATTTGACTCTTATCATTATCAGATATATCAAGTCCAGTTTGACCACCTATCTGAATATTTAAATCAGGAAACTCACTTTTAATTCTATCTGCCATCAATATTCTTTCAGTTGTGTTTATATCCCACTTAACATATTCTTTTCTATATTTCATACTATCTTCGCCTCTACCAAGAACACTAAAGTTTATACCACCTGGTCTATGTTCAATATGAATGCCAGTCTTATGTGGAAACGTGCTGTAGTCTAATTCGTCACTCAAAAAATTAATCAATTTGCGAGATGGTTTCCAATCAGATTTATAGACATTCACATCTTTTTCATATACATCTGCTCCAGAGCAGTTATATACTCTTTTAGATCGATTGTAGACATCAAGTCCTACCTGTTCTATTGTCTTTGCTCTATCACTACCAGTCACAAGATATACGTCATACGTGCAACAGAATTTAATCATGAATACCTCAAATGACAAATCAATTTGTTGACGACTCTGTGTTAAAGTTCCGTCAACATCAAAAATAAATTTATTCACTGCCAATACTCATCTAATACGTCAAATACTCTATTAAGATAATCATTTGCTCCTTTACACTCCCATTCTCCTTTCTCACCGATCTCACATTTATAATGCAATTCTCTTTTTAGTTGCATGAGTTTATTGGTCATAGCAACCTTGTCTAATCTACCATTCATTTTGACCTCCTTTTAATGGAAAAAATAAACTATGATTCTTCAACTTTTTTCTTTTTACTACCTATATTATACTTCGTTTCCAGTATCCAGTCACCTTTGTCTTTATATGCTAATACTTTGATTTGATTTAAGGGTGCGATGTCTTTTATCTTAACAACATCTACAATTCCTATTAATCCCCAATCAACGAGTAACTGTACGATACGATTACGTCTCTGAATATCGTTTTGTGTTAGATTTGCATGCTTACCATCTAACGC